GACCAGAAGAGCTTTGACTTACGTCACAGCGCTATGGGAGTTTACTACCGTGACGTTACGTGTGGTCTCGCTCGTAGGTTGGGTTATACCGAGCATTACGTTAATTGCGTAGCTCGCATAATCACAGCCTGTGGTTCATTCTTTATTGACTTGGAATCGGACATTCCTGGTTAGCTCTACTCTCAACAGTGGGCGTTCTGACACTATTATTTACAATATCATCGTGAACGCCCTCTTGACCATGGCTACTGTCTATTCCGTTCCTTCCAACAGGGCACTTATACCTCCCGGGGAGTGGAACAATTATGTAGCGGATGTTTATACGGGAGACGACAGTCTTATATCCAAGTCCCCAAAGGTGGTTTTCACTGGCGCGCATTATGTTGCTGTCGGTGCCACCATGGGCTACGTAATCACCGATCCATATGATAAGAGTCAGGTCCCGAGGTGGTCTACCCTAGATAAGGTGACTTATCTCAAGCGTGCCTTCAGACTCACGCCATTTGGTTACGTTGCACCACTCGAGAAAAACTCCATTTTCAAGGCCTTGGGCTATGTCACAGGGGTTTCTCTCGAGGACGAACCCGCTCGTAACCTCGACGTGGCCAGGTGCATGAATCGCGAAGCTTGGCTTCATGGACCCGACTTCTTTAATGAGTATCAAGAGATGATACGTCGCATTTTCCCTGGTTTAGCCCTGGAGGGGCACGAACACCTTTCAATGGAGTACTATCTGGGTTCGTTCCAGACCTGGGTAGCCGCAGCTCCCTTTAGTCCCCCCGAAGATCTACGGGACGTTAAATATAGTGGATCAACTGACAGGCGTGATCAGGACTTCGATTGTGCGATCGTTGACCAAGCTGCCTTGTCTTTTAAAGAGGGCTTAGCGCCCGAGTACAACAAACAGGCGCGTCTTAATAACGAACGCGCTGGTATACAAGTTATTGCTGCTGAATTAAATACTTCTACAGTCGTCCATGACGACCAGGATCTTCTCCAAAATCCTGTAACTAACATTGGAGCGTTCGCAACCGAGATTGACGCGGTTGCTTCCGGAGGCGAGAGATCGTTGAGAGAAAAGCTCCCCGATCAAAGCCTGGAGAACTTCTTCAAACGTCCGCGACAGATCGCGAATTTTTCAACCGCC